TAAAGGTCGTCAAATGTATTGGGGACATAAATCTATGGTAGGTGTACCAAGACCTAAAAAAACATGTAAGTATTGTGGCGTAACACAAGCTGATACTAGTATAGGTAGAAATCACGGTGATAAATGCAAATCAAAAATTTAAGCATAAATAGATTATGCACCATACATCAAAAGATTTCGCCTCGGGCAATATAAAGAGACACAACAATGCACAATAACCGCGATTTATTAAAACGAAACCCAGTGTACGATAACATTTATTTACAGATGTTATCATATCAATACGCATATCTTGGTGGCATCACCTTCAAGCAAGCTGTACGCAAGAAAAGACCTAGCGAAGATAGTACATTGTACCTAGACTTAGTAGCTAACACAGTAGCACAGCCTATATGTCGTTACATTGTAGACACTATCAATGATGTATTGTTTGAGCCAGGCATCAAACGCAATTTACAATTCTGTACACCACAAGGTAAACACATTGCTCCTGAGACTAATGAATGGATTGATTTGTTTCAGTTAGACAGTGACTTAACTAATCGTTCAATGAATGGTTTTATGGAAGGTGTAGGAGATTTAACAAGTATATTTGGGCATTGTTGGGTCGCAGTTGACATGCCCCAAGCAACAGAAGGGAATCTTGGCAGACCTTATGTGTGTGCCATTAGCCCATTGGATGTATGGGACTGGGAGTTTGACTATTACGGTGGTCGCCCATTGCTCAAATATGTTAAAATTAAAGAGATGGAAGAAGTAGATTGTTATTACATCAAATGTTACTATTTGGGTGACGCAGTAACTCCAAGCTACTGGCATAGTTACAAGGTTCAGAAAGGTCCTGGTAAGGAAAATCAACCAGCAGAACAAATAGGTGAAGGTACGTACCCAGCTGGCATGAGTTTGCCAGTATTCATTGCTTATGGTCGCAGAGATCCTAGAACAATGGAATGTGGCGTAAGCGATATTGATAGTGCTAGTGACGCACAAAAAGAATATTACAAATTAGAATGCGAAAAGTATACAGCATTACAGTTTGCTCACACAATCATTCGTGCTGATAAAGGCATTAGTGTCCCAGTACACGCAGGTGCTATCGTTCGTGCCAATGAAGGACAGATTGAAGCTATCGCAATTGATACAGGTGATGTAGACGCAATTATTAGAACACAAGATAATTTATTAGAACAGATAGAAGCATTGACTGGCTTAGGTGGCTTACGCACAAGTAAGAACCAAATAGCGTCAGGTGTAGCTATCATTGAAGAACGCAAACAACTACATAGAACGGCTAAAGCTAAAGCTAGATTGATGGAAGTTACAGAAGAAATGATTTACACTTATGCCGCACGTTTTATGGATCAGCGTTGGGCAGGTGAAGTACACTATAACACTGACTATGAAGCACACGATACTAACTATCGTATGGCATTGATAAGCAAAGCTAATGAACTAGTTGGCGACAATGAAATCGTTAAGTCATTAATTACAAAAGAAATCATTGCATTGCTATCACCTTCTGAAGATATACCAGAATACGAACAAGTGTTTATCAATACTATTCCAGATAGTCAGTTAAAAGCATTGATGCAAGAAAACAATGATGAAGTATTAAGCAGAGATTTAGCACCTTCAATGATACCTGCACACGAAAATTACGGTGAAGATGAAGATGGTAAAGAGGAAGCTGAATATGATAATGAGAATGGAATACCAGACAACACTAGTATATTAGGTGGTGCGGGTACTCCAGTTACAGATGTAGGATTAACCTACTATCCAAATCAAGTAGCACCTGCATTATTAATAGGTGGTACAGCAGGTAGATAATACTACCTATAAACTAATTGTAATAAATACAATACAAACTCGGTGATAACGTAAAATCAGAAAAAAATTAAATGGAACAACAATCTTTCGTTGGCAACGACAGCCAGACTAATACTAACCAGTCAGTGGAAACACAAGAAGGTGGTAACGAGCAAGTGAATGCTGGTGCTATTCGTAAGAGTACTACACAAGGTTTATTGACTGCCCTTAGCAATGCTAGTGGCACCAATTTTACTAGTGTAGAAGATGCTCTTGCTTATATCGCTAGAACAAGTGCTCAACAACTCGTTGGCAACGCACAGCCAGTGGAGCAACCAAAAATACAGCAAACGTCCGCACGTGTTACAACTAACGACTTGCATGAACGCTTTAATGAACTATCACAAAATCTTGCACGAAAAGAGCAAGCATTGCGTGAGAAGGAACTTGATAGCGATATTCAGCGAGCAATGGGTGACAAGTTTGACAGTGATTTGATTGATTACGCCTTGAATAAAGTTAAGAACAATATTCAATGGAACGATGATGGCACATATGCTATCGTCAATCAAAAAGGTCAAGAGCGTTATGGTAGCGATGGTATGCCACTTAGTATCCAAGGATTGGTAACAGAAGTAGCTCAGGGTAATCCTAAGTTATTAAGACAGAGCAATTCCAATTCTGGATCTGGATTGAGACCTGGACAAGGTAGTTTTACTGGTGCGTTAGAAGAAACCATTCCAGATTATTCACGTGACCCTGCCGCATTCAATGCGTGGGCAAATAAGAATGGTCTAGGTAAAGGTGTCGGACTGAAAGGTCTAGGCGTATCAGCAACAGTATCTAATTCAACTCGCAAGGTGCTCTGAAGCCAACAAAATTTAATTTAAGGAAAATATAATGGCATATACATTAGGCGGCCCAAATAATGAGGGCGATGGTTTTACAACAGCGATTTCAAATTTCGCATTACGTGCTATGCACGAATCTAACGGTCTAGTTAACTTTACTAACGTTGTTGCCCCTACACAGGGTCAAACATTCTTAGTACCTAACTTTGCACCAATCACTTATCAGGATTACAATCCTTCAGGTGCCAACGGAGCCTTCGGTGCAGGTAATGCAGTAATGCAAAACCCATCACTAGGACAAGGTACAATTACAGCAACTCCTGCAGTTGCACAAACAGCGTTTGATATCTTCTACGGCTGGACAACATCATTCACATTGGCTGCAACGCTAGGTGCTGAATTAGGTGAGAGTTTTGCTGAGAAGGTAGACCAACGTGTAACAGAGGCATTCTTGTCATTCAAAGCAACTCCAGGCAATACAAACTACGCACAGAGTGAAGACGGTTTCACACGTGTCTTGCAATTAGGTGCTATGGAAGTTATTGCTGGTGGCGCAACACCAACAACAAATACTGAAGGCTTCACAAGCAACAGCATTTTAGATACTATTCGTTTAGTTAAGCAGAACTTCAAAGTAGCTCGTATGCCTGGCACACCAGTTATCGTTATGGATTCTAATGGTAATGCAAATTACTTCGGTGGTACACCAGCTGGTCAAACAGGTTCTAGTTTGAATCGCTTGTTGGCTGAACTAACAGGTGGCGCAACTTCACAATCTGGTGGTTCAAATCTATCAGCACTTGGTAACGAATTGCTATCTAGTGGTCGTATTGAGTCTGTATATGGCTGTATGATTATGTTCACAACATTCTTGCAGTCAGCTACTCGCACAGTAGCCGGTGTTCCATCTTGTCCAGTACTAGTTGGTGCTTATATGGGCGACAGCGCAATCTTTACAGTAATGAAAGAAGGCTTGCAACTTAAGACTGGTGAAATCCCAGGTGGCTTGCAAATTTGGTTAACCGGAGTTGGATATTTTGGATCTGGCGTTGGTGACTTGCGTAGAGGCGGAGCTATTAACATTCAACAAGCCTAATTTGAATTAAGTCTAGGAATAATATAATATGTCAGTACCATTTCAACGAATATCAAACGCAACAGTTCGGGACATTCAGTTCTACGATCCGGCAGCGGAGCGTAGGGCTAGTGCTCTTAATGTTGATTGGACTCCATACTTTAATGTCGGTTCACAAGAGTGGCTATACAAGTTGGAGTTCGGATGGTGGCAGAAATACTGCGACACGGTGCTAGGTGCTTACTATTATGCTAATCTGCCAGACGGTCAGTTAATATCAAGTTTCAACCCAAGTTTGCTCATTAAAAACGATCAAACATTAATTCGCTTAGACACATTCGGAGCAATACTAGTATTCTATGAATCATTAGTAACCGATGTGTCTAACATGAATGAGGTTGATGTTCAGAATTATAACTTTGCTAAAAAGCGATGTGAAGATGAATGGACAAAAGCGTTGCAGTTAATGAACTTCTATGATTTATACATGGATAGTCCTAACGGCCCAACGACAAAACTTGAAGAAAATTGGACAGCAGACGTTGATTTCTTTAATGGAGATAGGAGATATTTCTAATGGCTGAAGTTACTTATAGTGTATTGAATAGTCCAACAGTTACTCAAAATGAAATTTTTGAAGTTGTTAGACGAGACATACCTACAGCGTGGAACGTACCAATATTTGAAGACTTCCCTAGCAATAGTGAAGTTGTACGATATGGTGTCTACATAAGTGACGTTCATACAGTAGAAAGAAATCCTAATCAATTAGGAATACAATTTTGCGGTGCAATATATAACGCAAGTGACGAATTTAATATTACATATGTTTCTTACCAAGATGATCCATACAATGTTGCTGTTAACAGTATCATTGGAAATTTAGTTACAGCTATCAAAGACGATGGCATGCAATTAATGGATGGATACTTTGAAAGAGATTTTAATCAAGTTCGCACATTTGGACCAACGCAAGCAGAAAAGCATACCTGGACATTCAGAATGCTACGCATGGAATTTAATACTTAAAGCCTAACACAAGGAGAAATCAAATGGCAAGAATTACGGTAAACACAACAGGTACCCAACCAACACTATTGGTAAGTACAGACCTAATTAGCAGCAGTGCTAACTGGGGAAACATAGCAAATGCACTTAGTGTAACTTGCTTACAAGATGTTACTATCACAAACAGCACAGGAATCTATTCATACATTGATTTCTGTTCAGGTGATATGAACAAACTAACTACGCCAGCAGATAATGAAATTTCTGTCAACATGGTTATTGATGGTACTGTGTACTTTGGTACAGATCAAGTATCTCCAGCAACTGCCGCTGAATACGGTGTTGCAGGATTATCAAATAACAAAGTTGAAGTACAGTGGAAACTAGTACTCAATGGTGGCAATGCAACAGCGAATGCTTACTACTATGCTGGTCAAGGTTACTTAAGTAGCTTGGCACCAACAGTTAGTCCAGACGCACCCGTTTGGGTTACACCAATGACACTAGCTGTCAATGGTACAATGGTATCAGCTATCAATCCTT